TCGGATTCCGTGCTAGCATGACCCACCATGAAGACCAGACATCGCCACAAGGGCCTACGAAACAAGGAGCTTAGGACCGTTCTTGAGGACCTCGGCATGGCTCGAAGAAATCTCGCCGAGACCCTCAAGATCAGCCTGCCGGCCGTCGATCACTGGGTCGCAGGCCGGCACAGACCGCCAGCGCACCGCCTACTCGCGCTCGCCGATGCAGTCGGACTGACCACCGACGAGCTGCGGACGGTGCTCGCGAACACGGCCCGCAGGTTCACCAGCCGGCGGGCCAGTCCTCGGGAATCGCGGTGAACCGCGCGACGAGGTAGGCCGTGGAATAGCTCCCGTCCGGCGCTCCGGCCGCGGCCATCTGGAGACCAGCGATCAGCTTGTCGGCTTCCTCGACGTGATCACCGATGACCGCAGCCGCCGGCGGGAACACGTCCAGCAGGTGCCGCACCGCGTAGGCCGTGAAGCCCGTCCAGTAGGTCCACGAGCCGCCCTCGACGCGCGTCGCAGCGCACTCCGGCGTGCCTGACACGCGCCACTCATCGGGCAGCGGCAGGCCGTCCCGATCGCCGTCAAAGCAGGCCACGATGAACGGCCACTCTAGGTCGTCCATGTTGCGGTGCGTCCAGTGCATCAGCGTCTGCGTCAGCATCGTCGCCAGCCCGTAGAGCTCGGCGCGGTGCATCTCCGGCACGACCTGCGCTGCCGACAGCAGACCAGCGACAACCGTCGCGTGCTCGTAGGGCGCCGCGGCCCGCATCGGCTCGCCCGTCTCGGGATCAGACAAGGCCCAGCTCGCGTTGCCCTTGATCGTCGCGATCGGCTTGATCGGTCGATCGCCGGGAACGTCCTTGCCTTCCCATGTCCGCAGCACGTTGCGCGCGAGCACGAGGCAAGCCGTCGATGCCTTCTTGCCGGTTGCATCGTCACCGAACAACCACGCGGCCGAAGCCAGCGAGATCATCGGACGGCCGATGCCGCGGGCAGCCGAGTTCGTGCGGCCGTTCAGCATCTGCGTGTCGGCGAAGTCAAGATCGACCATCATCCGTCGCGTCTCCTCAAGCGCAGGGTCATCCCACAGCGCCAGGAATGCGTCGATGCCAAGCTCGTCGCAGTGCTGCTCGTCGTCCGTTGTCCGCTTGCTGTGCAGACTGACGCGCGGCAGCTCGCGGTCGAACCAGAGCTTGTCCTTGGTGTTCCGCCAGTCGATGCGCCGGTTGTGGGTCCTGAACTCCAGGTGATCGTCCACGTTCAGCCGGCTGCCGTCTTCCTCGTAGTAGTGGATCGGTCGCAGCTCCTCGTCGCTGGCGATCGCGCGCATGACGAGCCACGAATCCGCAACGTTGGATCGGTCGAGGTATCCACCTTCCGCGACACCAAACCGCTGCGTGCCAGCCTGATTCGCAGACAACGCCTGAGCGCCCGGACGCTTGTCGTAGAACCCGCCGCTCTGAAGCATGACACGCACGGCCCCCCAGATGTCCGCGCTGTGCTCCCACGTTGCTTGAGGCATCAGGCCGAACGTCAGCCAGCGGGCGCCGGGCTCATCGCGCGTCATGTATTCCGTGCACATCCCGACAGGCCAAGCCGAGCTCGCGCTCGATCGCAGGACCTCCTCGAAGCCGTGCTCGCTGCCGGCGGGATCGAACGTCACGCGGAACCACTGCGTCGGCGCGCAGAGCGGATCGGCGAACGTCGGCAGGCCAGACTTGAAGCCAGCCACCTCGTGCATCTCGCGCAGACCATCGAACGTCACCTCAGGCACGTAGCCATCCGATGATCGCCGCGACCAACGCACCGCGACATCAACGACCGGGTGCATCGAGCGCACGCGCGTCCAGATCACGACGACACCATCGCCGTCCGACAGGCTCATGCGCCGCAGTTCCTCGGCCTCGTTTGAGCGGATCAGCTCATCCCGGTAGAACACGTAGCCGAGCGTCCCGATCGTCGGCACGATCTTCTCGGGCACGCTCGGGTGCCGCATGAACGGCGGAGCCTTGATGCCTTGCGGATCGCGCACGAACGAACCGTGCACGCTGGAATTGGCGAAGATGCCCATGACGCGCACGTTGACGCCCTGCCGGCCTCGCCGGAACTGCTCAACGACAGGCGAGCGCACGCCCGTCTCCGTCTTGAAGACGAGCCGTCCCTTGCTCTCGTCGCCGAGCTCGCTGTAAACGTCGAGCGGGATCGTGACATCGACCCAGTCAACAGGAACGCCGTCGCCGGCAGGATGCTCCAAGCGGAAGTTGTTGTATCTCATCCCTCAATCTCCCAATCGTGATACCGGACAGTGCACCAGCGCACCTGCCGGTCATTATCAAACACGTGACCCTCTATTCCATCCATGATCGACTCGACCACACCGTGCACGTCGCGCTTCGTGTGCTTGCGACCTCGCTTCGGCTGCGGTCCAAGATCGACCACCTCGACCTCGACGATCTGATCGTCCTCGTGCACGACGATGTGCACGCCGATGTAGTGATCGCCGAAGAACGTGCGACCAAACTCGACAAGGTTCATGCCGCGGAAGATCGCGGCCATCTCTGACTGATCGCGCTCGGCGGCCTTGCTCTTCGAGATCCAGCGGCGAGTGCCGTGCATCCGAATCTCTGATCGGTTCTTGGCGCTCTTCGGAACGAACGGAAAGCGGAGCGTGAGGCGCCTCACAGAACCGCTACCTCACCATCCCGAAGCGCGCGCAGACCGTTGGGCAAGATCTCCGCGTATTGCTTCGTCGTTACAGCGATCCAAACATACGAGGCCATCCGGCGCATCGTAGGCACGTCGATGCCGTCGTAAGTGCGCGTCGCATCGTCGTAGAAGACCTTATTGTGATCGGCAATCTGACGCAGCACAGCCAGCTCGTGATCAGTCAGCCGGCGCTTGCCGGGAGGACATGCAGCCGGACCCTTCCTGAACGTCGCGTCCACGATCGTCGTCGTCAGCTTGCTTGCACCTTCCTTCGTGATCGTCGCGACGCGCGTCTTTTTGGTTGTCACCAACGACACGAGGCCCATCGCTTCGAGGTTCTTCAGCGTGACCAGCGAATGCCTCGTGCCATCGGCTGCACGGTAGTGCGTCGCTGACCCGTCGTTGATGTATTGCATCTGGCCAAACTGACGCATGACCCCGAGCGCCTTGAGCTGATGATCAGTCAGGCCGTTCCGCTTGCGTGAGACCATTAGGAATCCTTCATCCAAGTGCCGTTCACGATGCGGCCCTTGCGATCCTTGATCTCGTCCCAGGCAGCCTCAACGCATCGCTCGATCGACGTGCCGTGCTGACGGGCAAGGATCGTGAGCACGACGACGATGTCGCCGATCGCATCCACGAACTCATCGCCGTCGTCCTTCAGGATCGCCTGCGCGAGCTCGCCGACTTCCTCCGTCAGCTTGAGGAACTGATCGCGAGACGTGCAGCCGCCGATGATGTTGCGCGCTTCGGCCCAGGCGCGAATGTTGTCGAAGTGGGTCATGCGTTGGCCTCGTCGAACAACACTCGCTCCTCGAACCGTTCCTGGCTTGCCGTCTCAAGGTTGAGCACAGCCTGTCGGAAGTAGCTCTCCTTGAGCTCGACACCGACGCCACGCCGGCCAGCTTGGACTGCACCGTAGACCTCGCTGCCGACACCCATGAACGGCGTGAGCACCGTCTCGCCCGGGTTCGACCACATCACGACAGCCCTGTCGATCACGTCAAGCTGCAACGGGTGGACGTGCTTCTCGTCCTCGCCTTCCTTGGCTGACCGATACTTGAGCACGTTGTCGATGCGGATGTCGTCCCACACCGAAGAGGCATACTGTCTCCAGATCCACTGGCTGAACTGGTTCTTCTTCTGGTCGCCTTGCATTCCACGATAGGTCAGCAGGTCGGCCGGGATCTTCCGCTCGCCGGAATAGTGCATCAGGCCGACATCGTGCGTGACCGGAACCGGGTTGTCGCCCTTGCGACGGAACATCAGCAGATAATCGGCGTTCGCGATGCTGCATCGCGTCGAGTCCTCGCACAGCGTCTTATGGTGCAGGCTCTTCATCATCGTCCGGTTGCGAACCATCAGCGGTTCCTTCCAGATCACGCGGCGCCCGCCATACACGAAGCCACGCGACTCGTGCTCTCGGATGATGCGACCCGGCAGATCGAACATTGAGTCGCAGCCAGCGTTGCTGAGCGGGATATCCATGCAGTGCACGGCCGAGATCCGACCCGGCATAGTGATGCGCTCAATCTCGTCGATGCAATACCCGTAGTGCTCAAAGAACTCGTCATGCGAAATGCAGTTCGACATGTCGTTCTCGTCGCTGCTGTATTGATACAGACCAGCAAACGGCGGCGAGTAGACCGTCAAATGCACCGAACCCGCCGGCATCTGCTGCATGACTTCAACGCAATCCGCGTTGTAGATGGCGAACTTGTCGCCGACGACTTGATTCTTCACAACCATTGCGGCACCTCGATCTTCTTCGTGTATTCGTTCGTCTTCTCGATCTTCATCGCGTCGTTCATGTGAGTGATAAGTAGCTCAAACATCTGCGCTGCCTTGTCGGCCTTGGCTCGCATGTTGGCGAGGACTCTGGACTCGCCTTCCGTTGCGATCACGTCAAGCATCACCGGGCGCTTCTGACCGAAACGCCAGCAGCGCCTGACGGACTGGTAGTATTGCTCGTAGCTGTGCGACGCGAACGTCACGACGTGCGCGCAGTGCTGCCAGTTCAGACCCCATGCGCCGATCTTGGGCTTGATGACCAGCACCCGAAGGTCGCCAGATGCGAACGCTTCGTAGAGCTCGATCTTGCGCGCGTCCGGCGTCCTGCCGGCAACCTGCTGCGCGTCCGGGATGATCTGCTCAAGTAGATCGGCCTCTGCGTTGGTGTGACACCAGACGACGGCCGGCTCGCTGTGATCGACAAGGCTTGCCGCGAACTCGCAACGCTCGTGGATCGTCCGCGATCGCTCCTCGCGCTCCTCGGCAAGACCGAACGCCGGCATGGTGAACAGCATCCCCTCCGGCGGCGTCGCAGCCTTGATGATGTGATCGCGCTCGGTCAGCGGTGGCAGCAGGAAATTGCGGTTGTCAAAGCCAAGATCGGACGGCATCCGACAGGCTCGCGCCCATGACGAGACCCAGCGCCAGAAGTGATCATGCGCGTGATGCTTGATGCGCCACTGACCGATCGTCTGTGACACGCGGAACGCGAGCTTCTTGTAGTAGTTCGCGTCGGCCTTGATCGCCTTCTCTGCTTCGGCCTGTAGCTTCTCCTCGCGCTTCTGGCCCTTGTCATCGAGCTGGCGAAAGAACCGGCGCAGCATCTCGCTGTAGCTCAACTCGCCAAGTGCCTCGCTGGACGTGCCGAGTTCGGTGTAGTCGTTGGGTGCCGCCGTCGCAGTGCAGAGCAACCGATACGGGAGCTTCGTCATGAAGCGCGTGATCGCCTTCCTCGTCGCTCCGCTAAATGACTTGAGGATCGAGGACTCATCGCAGACGACCGCGCCAAAGTCCTCGGACTGGAACAGGTGCAGCCGCTCGTAGTTCGTGACGACGATCCGGCCGGCAACCGCGCCGTCCGTCGAGCGCACGCACTCGATGCCGAACTTCTCGCCTTCGCGCACCGTCTGTGAGGCAACGGCCAGCGGCGTCAAGATTAGCACGGGCTTGCCGGTGTGCTCGGCAACGTTCTGTGCCCAGACAAGCTGCATCGCAGTCTTGCCGAGACCACAGTCGGCGAAGATCGCAGCACGACCCTTCTGCACAGCCCACGTGACGAGCTCGGCTTGGAAGTCAAACAGGCTGTCCGGCAGGAACGTTGGCTCAAAGCCGTGCATGGCACCTTCGTGCCGCTTCCGATCCAAGAACTCTGCGTAGTTCATGGCTGATCTCCCTGCAAAGCAGAAACGTAAACAGGCACAAGCGAAGATGCTGACTGTCCGAAATTGTCAACTCGACCAGTATCAACTTTCTCCATGCGAAACTTGATTGGCGGGAATCTGTTTGGGTCAACGTCCCTCGTCTTGAGAACCGATAGACATCGGGCGATGTCGTTTCTGTATGGAGAGTGAATCGCTAACACAGAATCTGCTGTGTATGCAAGTAAGTCATATGCTTCCACGTTGTAAATGGTCGGAAACCCAACGACGCCCGGTTCGAGGTAATCAACCAGGATCACGCATAGATCCATCTGGGCAAGCATCCTGACGACTTCGTGCTTCCTCTTGCTGTCACCAAACCGAGCACACAGAACTTCAAGCGAGTCGATGACAAGCACCTTGTCATGCCCAGACATCTGCGTAATGACGTTTGCTATGAACTCACATACATCTTTTTCCTTTGGGTAGTCGCAGAATGCGAAATAGAACCCATCAATCGACTGGCGATCATTTGCTTCGAGCCAAGCAAGAACCCGTGATACCATCAAAGCACACTTGTCAGTGCATATGTAAACCACGTTGGAAGACCCCTTGAGCTTGTGACCCATCCATTGCCTAGAACCACTAGCCAGCCGAGCGGCAAGGTCAAAAGTCACAAACGAAGTCCCGACACCATGATCGCCGACAAGAGCGACAACGCCTGACGCTGGCACCAATCCATAAACAAACCAGTCACGCAAAGGCTCTTGCAGCGGCTTGTTGATATCCATCAGCGTAACCCATTTCATCGCCGCCTCTCCTCGATCAGCCGGGCCGTGACCCAGCAGCCGATCACGAGGCCGGCAGCTGCCGTCAGGATGCGGACGAGATCGTCGCCCCAGATGAACAGCGGCAGCACGAACGCGGCCAGCGCCACATAACCGACGACCCAGGCCGAGTCCTCGATCTCCTTCGCGCTGCGACCCTGTCCGCCCTTCACCAGCGGCAGATCGTCATCGAATGTCTTCCGGCACATCAGCACACACCTCCACATCAGGCATCTCCACACAGATCACAGAAGAGTGACTACCCGCCGGCCGTGCAGCGCCCCGAAGGTTGCATCGACACGTGATGCCAAGACAAGCACGGCCGGCAGGCAGCGCCCGGAACACCCGGGCTGACCCCAGCTCACCGCCACGCAGCAGGCTCGCTGAAGCTGACACAACCCCTACCCATCGACCCCCAGAACGGCCAGCCGAATCCTAGCTTTTTCTCGGATTCTGAACCCAGGCCGGAACCGTCCCACCAACCGGCCGGCAGTGGCATGGTCGGCACCGTTCCACCCTACCGTTTCACCGTTTCACCGCGTGGAACGGTTGTGGGACGAGTTATCCACAACGAGTGAAACGGTCGGAAGCCAAGTAGCCACAAGGCATTGCGGCCGAAATCGAGTGGCGACCGTTCCAACCGTCCCACGTAGGCTCGAAACCAGTGAAACGGTTGTGGAAAACTCCAGACTTCCAGCCATAAACCATTATCATTTCACTCACTTATGTTTGCTTGTCTCAGGGCGGATCGGCACCCACCACACTCACGGGTATTCATTCCCCCCCCTACCTCCCCCCCCCTAAAGGGGGGGAGTAGGATAGGGGGGTGAATACCCGAGTGGGGGCGGGTGGTTGCCGTCCCGCCCAACTGGCAAAGTGGGCAACGAAACAGAAAGAAATCCCCAAAAGAGCCAGACTCGCGAGAATGGCTCTAGAATCGCTCAGAATCGACGCGAGCGGTTGGGGGTATCCTCGGAGGGGTAGACCCGTCCGAGCGCAGCACGGGCGACGCTAGGGGCCTTGTCGTCGATGCTGGGTGGTTGGTCTTGGCGATTCCGGCGATCGGCGAGCAGACCGACCCACTTCCGACCACCTGCCGGCGGGCAGATCGTGCTACCGTCCGGCACCATGACCGACCTCGCCACGCTCTCCATCGACGAGCTCACCAGACGACTCGGCCGGCGCGTCGGACTCATCGACGAAGTCTCGGATCTACTCACCGAGCTCGCCGATCGCGTGGATGACTTCGGCGAGCACGAGATCGCCGAGATCATGCGAGACCAAAGCGACGACATCCGAGAACACGCGCGACGCATCGAGATCCTCGACGGCGAGAAGCACCTGGAACGGATCGGCGAAAAAAGGTGACCGCATCTGGTAGCCTGCCGGGATGGAGAACCGGGAAGTCCTCGATCCGGCGCACTACTCGTGGATGCGAGAGGCCGTCGGGTGCGAGCCGAAAGACATAGCCGGACTCCTGCCATACCACCCAGGCACCGCGCTCGTCTACATTCTGCGAGCCGGACGCAAGGACTACCAAGGCAAGGCCGTCGATGAAGCAGCAATCATCGAATACGAAAAAGCCATCCGGCACCTCGGATTCGAAGTCGAACGTCTCCGCAATCGACTATCTCGGCAACGCAACGCCGAGAGGGAAACCACCGTCGATCATTGCGAATGAGCCGGAGACATACGATGCCGCGCTGCAATGGCTCAGAGCGCGCGTTAGTCGCACGTCATCCATCAGCTTTCGGCAGTTCTACGACGAATACCTTGTGCCAGTCCTGAAGACGAAATACTCGCACAAGGGCATCCTCGAAACCATCAAGGCCCGTCATGCCGAAGAATACGGGCAAATCAACTGAGGACTTCCTGGCTCAGGCCGAGCAAGACAAGCTCCGCCTTGAACGCGATCGCGTCGAACGAGCAGCACGCGAGGAAGTCAGACAGCTCCAGCGAATGCTTGAGCTTGAACGCGAGCGCGCCGAACTCGCCGAGCAGACGCTGGACTTCGCGCTGTCGATCCAGCACCCACCAAACAAGCAACCGATCCCAGTCAGATCGGACAAGGCCAACAGCGCCATCCCAGTCCTCGTTGCGTCTGACTGGCATGTCGGCGAAACCGTAGACGCACGCACCGTTGCCAACCGCAACACCTACGATCCAGACATCGCACGGAAGCGGGCCGTCGCGTTCTTCCAGTCCTCGGCACGACTCATCGAGCTCGCGCGATCAGGCGTCAAGATCGACACCGCAGTCCTCGCCATCCTTGGCGACATCATCACCGGCTACATCCACGAGGAGCTCGAAGAGTCGAACGCACTCTCGCCAACTGAAGAAGTCCTGTTCGCCATTGACCTGATCGTCTCGGGCATCGACTACCTGCTCGACAAGGCCAAGCTCAAGAAGCTGATCATCCCGTGCTGCTTTGGCAACCACGGACGCACCGGCAAGAAGCGCAAGGTCTCAACGGCCGCGCGCAACTCGTTCGAGTGGCTGATGTATCAGTTCCTCGGCAAGCTCTACGAAAAGGACAAGCGCGTCGAAGTCATCATCTCTGACGGCGCGCACCTCTACCTTGACCTCCACGGCCACGTGATTCGGTTTACGCACGGTGACGACATTCGATATCAGGGCGGTGTCGGAGGATTGTCGATCCCGATGCGGAAGGCCATCGACTCGTGGGACCACTTCCAGGACTGCCAATACACAGTCTGCGGACACTGGCACCAGCTGCTGTTCGGGCCTGACTTCGTCGTCAATGGCTCGCTGATCGGCTACTCGGCCTACGCGCTGTCGGTCAAGGCACGGTTCGAGAAGCCACAGCAGGCTTTCTTCCTTATCGACAAAGACCACGGACGCACGCTTTCGTGCCCGATTCGAGTCGAGCCATGAAGCAGAGACCGCAGCCACAACTTGAGGAACTGTTCTTGGATCTGCTCGAATACCGTGACAAACTCCTACGCAGCATAGGTCGCGAAGAGTCAGTCCAAGATCGGCAGGAACTGAGGCAGCGCATCATCGAATCCATCTCGGACACCACCGAGATCCTTGTCGGTGAAGTCCTCGAACGGTTCCTCCGCGTCGAGTTTGGGCTGACGGCTGACCCGATCGAACCAGATCAAGATGATCCAGACTGACAAGACTGTCGGCGAGCAAATACGCATCGCCATCGTCGCTGCTTCGGAACTGTCGCGCGCTCTTGATACACTACAGCGCAGAGTGCACGGACCATTCGATAGCGCGCTCGTCGAGACGGCTGCGGCTGATGTGACTGCGATCTACATCGCTCTCGGCGAAGCACTCGTTCGATGTGGCAACGGGCGCATTCGCCAATACACCGAAAAGCAGACTACCTGATGGCAGCTAAGAAGAGGCCAGTCGGCAGACCGCGGACGGTCATGACCAACGAGGCGAAGGCCAAGATCGTCAAGTCTGTTGAGCTTGGTATGTGGCCGGAGCGTGCTGCTGAAATGCACGGCATCAACGGCGCCACCATGCGAAGCGAGCGCAAGCGCGATCCTGTATTTGCCACCGCCATAAAAGAGGCTGAGTCCAACGCTGAGAAGTCTGTGCTGTCTCGCATGTTCCGGCACATGGAGACGCAGTGGACGGCGTGCGCTTGGATGCTGGAGCGCAGATGGGCTGAACGCTGGCGCAAGCGCGACGGCGACGACATGGCGCGCAAGGTGCGCTCCGAGCCCGTCAAGGATCAGAAGGACATCCACTCGCTGCTGATGGACATGGTCAGCGCCGCGGCGTCTGGCAAGATCACGCCGAAGCAGCTCAAGGACATGGCGCAGTCGCTTGGCATCGCGTCTGACATCAGCGAGCGCGCCGATCTGGAGGAGCGCATCAAGAAGCTCGAAGGCAATGGGTAGACCGCGCAGCGCGCTGCTTGTCCGCATCGACGAGCTCGAAGCCAACAGCGGACAGGCAGGCCAAGCTGTCATCGAGGACCTGCGGCGCACCGTCCAGGCCATGCGCGATTGCCGGCCGAACGAGGACACGCCCGCTGCTCGCCGCAAGGCAAAGGCTGCGCTGGAGATCCTGCCGCCCAAGTGGGCCGAGATCTTCGGGCGCTACGACTACCACCCAACCCAGGCCCAAGCGCGCACCTCGCAGGCTCGCTACCGGGCGATCGAGGCCGGCCGCCGATCAGGCAAGACAGCAGACCGCAAGGCAGAGATCGTCGAGCGCGCGCTGGACCCTGACTGGTTCCAAGCCAACGGACTCTCGCAGAGGTTTATCGCTGTCGGCCTGCCAACCCAGCAGCAGACGCGCGACCTCTACATGGACGACCTCGTCTCGCTGATCCCTCGACGATTCCTCGCAGGCGAACCGCGCTACTCTGACCCGCAGATGATCCGCACCGTCGCCGGCGGACGGATCAAGCTCGCCGGCATGGACAGGCCGCAGCGCGCAGAAGGTGAACCGATCGACGATCTGTTCCTCGACGAGGTCGCCGACATGCGGCTCGGGCGAGCTGTCATCGACAGGCACCTTCGGCCATCGCTCTCGACGCGAGGTCGGCCACCCGGCTCTGTGACAGCCTACGGGACCACCGACATGGTCTCGGGCTCTGAGTTCATCGAACTGTGCGACGGATGGCTCACGCGCCAGCAGGACGGCGACAGCGAATACGCATACTTTCACTGGTCCTCGCAAGGCATCATCAGCGACGAGGAATGGGAGCGGCAGCGCACGCAGCTCGACCCGGCGACCTTCGCTGTCGAATACGAGGCACGGCGCGTCTCGACCGGCGACCTCGCCTACTGGTGCTTCCGTCGAGCCGAGAACGTCACGCCGTCGCTGCGCCTGATCCCGGACACGCCAGCCATCCTGTGCTTCGACTGGAACGTCAGGCCGGGCACCGCGACCATCCTTCAGGAGCAGTCGATCGAGGACTACACGACAGCCGACATCCTGCCGGAGAAGATCTCCGACGACTTCACGGCTGTCCTCGGCGAGGTATTCCTGCGCAACAACGGCCAAGCGCCGCGCGTCGTTGGTGCTGCCATCCAGAAGCTACGCGAGCTCGGCCACCGCGGGACTGTCCTCGCCTACGGCGACCCTGCCGGCGGAGCCTCGCACGCAGCCGCAACCGAAGGCACCTGTCTTGAGCATCTCCGCAAGCTCGGGCGAGAGGCGTTCGGTGATCGGTTCTCGATGCGGTTCCGCAAGTCCGCGCCGGCAATCGTGGCTAGGCTCAACGCCGTCAACGGACGGCTCAGGTCAGCCGACGAACAGATCAGGATGCTCGTGCACCCGTCGTGCGTCGAGACGATCAAGGACTTCGAGCAGGTCCACATCGAGCAGGCCAAGTCCGGCGCCATCCAGATCGAGAAGGCGACCAGCGGCCCGAAGAAGGACCGCACGCACCTGACCGACGGTCTCGGCTACTATGTCGCCGCCGAGTTCCCATCGCGCACGCGGACGGGACTCGTGGACGCTGACCTTGGCGTATAAGCTGCTCGGCAGTGTATGATCGACAACCGGACCCAATCACCATGCGCTGCGCAATCTTGCTGACGATCCTGTGCCTGCCATCGTGCGGGCTGTTCTCGCCGGACACCAAGCCGGCAACCGATGCGATGGTCATGCTTGAGCAGATCAACGCAGCGCGCCTTGAGCGCGAGCTGGCACTCGCCGAGCGCATCACCGACGAGGACGCCCGCGCACAGTGGGTTGCGGCCTTTGAGCGCGACGCCGGGCAGGTCTCGTCGATGCACTCCAAGCTGCTCGAATGGGTGGATGCTGTCGGCGCGATCAACTGGAAGGAGCTCTACGAGTCCGTGCGGATTGAGCCGGGAGTCGAGCGATGACGCTGTTCAACGGCGAGCTGCCTGACCCAGGCGAGATCGACATCAGCCCGGCAGAGACTGGCGACATTCTGTCTCGGTTGGCTTCGATGACCGACGAGGAGTTCGAGGCCGTCTGGGTCAAGCTCGATGCCAAGGTCCACGAGGCCAAGTTCTACCGGCAGGTCTTTCTCTCGACGGCTCAGGCGCTCGAATCCCTGAAGCCAATCATCGCCATGCTGAAGGCTGCGCTATGAACAACCAAGCCATGACGAACGGCGGCATCGCTGTCGCTGTCTCCACTTTGCTCGCATGGGCCGTTCGTGAGTTCGGCGACATCGAGATCCCCGCCGAAGTCGGCGCCGCACTGGCGACGATCGTCGGGTTCTTCATCGGTTGGCGGACGCCCACCCCGCCGGCCATGCTCAACGAGGCGCCGGAATGACCGTCTGGGATCAGCGACCCGAATACGAGGCTGTGCTTGCCGAGTGGGAGCTGGTCCGCGATCAGCTCGCCGGCACGCCAGCCATGCGCGGTGTCTCGCCGTCGCAGATCGGTCAGCAGTCATACATCAATCAGGCCGAGCGGTCCTACGGCTCGTCGCCGTGGCTGCTTCGTCTGCCGACTGACACCGACGACAGCTACCGGCTGCGATGGGAGCGTGCGTTCTACTTCGGCGCCTACCCTGACGCCGTTCGACGCATCGCGTCCAAGCCGTTCCAGGAACCCGTCGTCGTGCGCGGCTACCCTGACGGGCACCTGATCGAAGAGATGAAGCAGAACGTGGACCGGCGCGGCTCAACGCTGCACCGATTCGCGTGCGGGCACTTTGAGACCAAGATCGCCTACGGCGTCTCGCACGTCATGCTCGCGAAGCCGGGCAGAGATCGCATCCCGGCCGAGTTCGTGCTGCCTGACGGATCAGTCTCTGAGCTTGGCTTGCGCCGATTCTCGCTGCGTCCGTATCTGCGCCGCGTGCATCCGATGCGCGTGGTTGCGTGGGAGTTCGAGGAAGGCCCGGACGGTGCGCCTGATCTCGTTGAGGCCCGCATCCGCGATGACCAGTGGGAGCAGGTCGGCGGCGAATACGTCTGGGTCGAACGCATCCATGTCTACTACATGGACAACGGCGAGGCCAAGCGCGTCACGCACCGCAGGCTCGCCGACAACCGCGACGAGACGGAGTCTGTTGAGGAGGAAGTCGGGCTCGGGCTTGGCTTCATCCCGCTCTACACCGACTCATCACAGGAGACCGAAGACCCTGACGAAGCGATGGTCTGCCGGCCGCCGATGGCGGACTTGCTCTACCTGAACCTCCAGCACTTTCAGGAGTCAGCCGAGCAGGCCGTTGCCTTGCTGATGGCTCGATCGGAAGGGCTCGTCGAGATCGGCGCTCGCGAGGAAGAGATCAAGCGACCGCTCGCGTTCGGGCTTGGTCGCGCCAAGCGCACGTCCTCGATGCCGAGCGAATACGAGCTCAAGTTCGTCGGCCCGTCTGGCATCGGCGTCCAGCGTGGTCGCGAGTCGCTGCAAGAGATCGAGTCTCGCATGGCGAAGCTCGGCGCGCAGCCGCTGATCCGTCAGACGGCGAACGTGACCGCCCGTGGCACGATGGCTGATGAGGCCAAGGTCGAAGCCGAGTCCGAGAAGATGGCTCGCAGCACGGAGGACTTCTTCGAGCGCATCTTCCGCGACATCGACGTGCTCGAATACGGCGCGGAAGGATCGGACGAGCGGCTTGAGGGCTTTGAGCTCGACATCTTCGCTGACTTCGGGTTCGACTTTGGTGACACGTCCGCACGCGCGAAGCTCGTGCTCGAACTCAACAAGGCCGGCATCTACCCGGACAAGCTCGTCATCGAGGCGTGGCGCTCGCTCAAGGTCCTGCCGGAGGAGATCGACGCCGACGAGGTGATGACCATGCTTGACGACCAGCGGGCCACGTCGCTTGAGCGGGCCGCCGGCATGATGTCAGACATGAGGCAGTCGCCCGACGACGAGGACGACGAAGACGACCTTGAAGACGAGGACGCCGATAGCGGCACCTGATGGCGTCACGGCGGCGCAGACGGCCAGCGCAACCGCGCGGCGGGCCGAACGCAGACCAGCGCATCCTTGACGAGACGATCCGGCAGTCTGTGCTGCTGGAGCGCGTCAAGGCTACGCTCGCCGCCGAAGCCGCCAAGCCGTGGATCGACGCTGGCTCTGAGCTGGCTGCCTCGATCATCGCGCAGATCGAGCTGATCCAGGCAAGCGGTGCTACGCTGACCAGCCTCGATGTCCTTGAGGTGCTGCGCCGCGAGACCAGCCTGCGCTCGCGCGAGCTCGTGGCATCAGCTGCCGAGCGGATGGAGCGCATCATCACCGAAGGCATGGTGCGGATCTCGCAGATCGAGGCAACGTGGCTTGTCCGCACAGCCGAGCTATCCCTGCCGGCCGCAGTGTCGCTTGATGTCCCGCCGATCGACCAGATGCGCGCGTGGACGACCTCCGCGCGGTGGCGCAAGTTCGGCGGAGACACGCAGCGGCCGCTCGTCCGGTGGTCGAAGGGGCTGCAAGCCGAAGCGCGTGCTGGTGTCCGCAAGGTTGTGGCTGAAGCGCTCCAGACGGGCGCTCCGATCCCTGAGGTGCGGCGAGCCGTCCAGAACGTCACGAAGCAGGTCAGCCGGCAAGCAGAGGCCGTTGCGAGGACTGGCATGAGCCACGCAACGTCTGTGGCTGACCAGATGGTCGCAGAGGCCAACGACGACGTGATCATCGGCGTGATGTGGCTGTCCACGCTCGACTCGCGCACGACCATCACCTGCGCCAGCCTCGATCGCACGACCTACCGAGTCAACGAAGGCCCACGCCCGCCGGCGCACTTCAACTGTCGGTCACGGGTGACGATGCTGACTCGCGACATCACCGACATCGCGCAAGGCAAGACAGGCAAGCCAACACAGGCCGAGATTGATGCTGCCGCCGAGCGGCGGACCCAAGGCAAGCGTGACGGGATCGACTACGACCAAGGCCGCGCGCGTCCGTTCGATGCGGGCACGTCATACGGGCAGTGGCTGAAGCGTCAGCCAGCAGCGATTCAGGACGAGGTGCTCGGCCGCAGGCGGGCCAAGCTATTCCGCGAGGGGAAGGTCCAGATTGACCAGTTCGTGGGCGCTGATCATCAGCCGCTGACGCTCAAACAACTGGAGCAGAAGCTGGGTATCGACCTTGACACATAGCGCGCATATTGTCCAACATACAACCAGAGTCCAATCCTTGAACGGCGCGATGCTGTTCGGTGAGGACTGGCGTGATGCCGACACGAGGCCGCGACGGCCGGGAGAACCGACGAATGAGTGATCGTAGCTTGAAGGCTATTCTCGACAACATCGACGACCTTGAAGAGCAGCTGGCGGCGCTCTATGTCCCGGGATCTGGCGATCTCGAAGGCCGCTACGTGCTTGGCGTCGAGGAAGTAGACGGGTTCGGCATTGCCAACCCAGGCAGCGCACACGGTGCGCTTGAGAAGGAGCGCAAGTCTGCCCGTGCAGCACAGCGCGCCAAGTCGCAGCTGGAGAAGGATCTCGCTGCCGCTCGCGAGCGCATCGCCGAGCTCGAAGAAGGCATGGCCGACGGTGTGCCTGATGCTGCCAGCGTCGAGAAGTCCATCCGTCAGAAGATCGAGCGCGAATACGAGCGCAAGATGGAGGCCGCGCTGAACGGCAAGGGCGCCGAGCTCGAATCACTCGCCGGCGAGCGCGACAGCTTTGAGAAGCAGGTTCGCAAGCTCCTGATCGACTCGATCGTCGATCGAGGCGAGACGGACCGCTTCCGCTACTCGCCGAAGGTCATCGGTCCGCACGTCCGCTCGCGCATCGCAGCCGAGCGCGACGAGGACAACGGCGAGATCGTTCGCCGGTTCCTCGATGCCAGCGGCCAGCCCGGCTACAAGGCCAACGGCCAGCCGTGGGACATCGACGACCTGCTGCACGACATCGCGCGTGACGCCGATCTCGGCAACCTGATCGCACGCAAGGACGGCCAGCCGCCGGCGCGCGGCACCGCTCCGCGCAGTCCTGACTCCGCACCTCGCCAGTCATCTTCCCGGCGTCGTCATTTGACAGCTGACGAGATGTCTGACTTCCGCACCTACTCGCGCATCGTCGAAGAGGCGGCGCGCGATGGAACCGAACTTGTCCCGCCCACGCAATCTTGAATAGGCGCGTCGGGCATCAACCACCAAAACGTTAGAGGAAGAATCCAATGGTGACTCCGGTTGTGTCCGGCGCTTGGAACGCGCAGCTCTACGCTCTCGAAGCGCTGCGCTACCTGAGCAACACTCGTCCGTTCCTGATGACCACGAACACTCGGTATGAGACCGAGCGTCGTGCGTTTGGCATTGGTGACACGATCACCATCAAGAAGCGGCAGACTCCGACGGTTCGGACTGATGCCGACCTGTCCTACGACTCGCTCGCTCCGGGAACGCTCCAGCTGACCGTGGACCAGTATCGGCACGCATCGAGCGAGATCGCCGACTGGGACCTCGCGTTCGCGGGCCAGGAGTGCCTTGACATGCATGTCTTCCCGGCGGTTGATGCGCTGGCGGACAACATCACCACGCACTGCCTCCAGAAGGCCTACCAGGGCGTTGGCCCTTACAGCGCGGTCAGCGACCCGGCTGCTGCTGCCGACATCACCGCCGCTCAGAAGGTGCTGATGACGAACAAGGCACCGATCCAAGACGAAGCCAACATGCACTTCGTCATCAGCCCGTCGATGAACGCCGAGCTCCTGAACCTGTCGGCGTTCACGCAGTGGCAGGGATCGGGTGCGACCGGCGTCCAGAACCAGCGGACCGGCCAGCTGACGCCGCGCTACGGCTTCAACTTCCACCCGACGCAGCTCCTGAGCACGCACGCTCCGGGCACGCTTGGCGGCTCGCCGCTGGTGAACGGCGCTGTCGCGAAGGGCGCAATCACGCTGTCGCTTGATGCGGCTGCGACCTCGGGCACCGTCAAGGCTGGTGATGCGTTCACCATTGCCGGCGACTCGACGGTCTACGTGGTCACGGAAGACGCGACGGCCAGCTCGGGCGCGATCACCGGACTGAAGTTCGCGCCTGAGCTCCAGGTTGCGGCAGCCGACAACGCTGTGCTGGCCTTCGCGACGTTCCAGTCGGCGGTCGCTTCTGGCGACGTGATGAACATCGCCTACCACAGCGATGCCTTCGCTTTCTGCGCGGTTCCGCTGCCGGTTGGCCCGCAGCACACGCAGGCCGCCGACATCGGCGTCGCGACCGACCCGCAGAGCGGTCTCTCGCTGCGCGTGGTCATGGCCTGGGACGCCGCGAGCCGCAAGTCGAAGATGACCGTGGACGCGCTGTTCGGGTTCAAGGTCCTGAACCCGATGCTCGCCGTTCGCGCCTACCAGACCATCTGAGTCTGGCTGGCTGAAGTTTGGCTCGCCGTCCTTGTGGCGGCGGGCCTCAACTCAACGGAGGAAGCATGGATCGCATTGTGCCCACGCTGAAGCTCTGCAAGGGCGGTGACTATGTCGTCGTCAATCAGGCGGACGCAGAAGTTTGGCTCGCTGACGGCTGGAAGACTGCCGATGAGGTAGAATCAGCACCGGAAGCAGAAGAGCCGGTTGTCAATGAAAAGGCAGCTGCTCCTCGTCGGCGACGCACGCCGAAGGCCGACAACCCTTTCGAGATCTGATCAATGGCAGCACCCGCCGCTCCTTCTGCTGTCACACTCGCCGGCGACCACAAGGCTCTGACCGCTGCGTGGACTCCGGCAGACGAAACCGAGACCCAGTTCGAGGTTCAGTCCAGCCTCGACGATGGATCGACTTGGAGCGGCACCTACTACTACGCAGCCGGCGTCACGTCGGCGACGTTGCTTGAGTCTGACGATGACGTGACCGCCAAGGTGCGCGTCCGCGCGACGAACGGAGACGGCAGTAGCGCGTGGGTCGCTTCGACCAGCAAGGTCATTCCTGTCGCGCCGGCAGAGATCACCAACGACGGCACGGACGTGGTCCTGTTCGTCGGAGAGCTCGTGGACGGCCATGCGGTGGCCTTCAACGGTGCGGGCTTCACGAACGCATTGCTCTCGGGTGTATCAGTCACGGGCGCAGCTACCCTGACGGCGGCCGCGCAGGCAATTCGTGAAAGGGCCGTTGCCACGCACGCGACGCACTGGGCCAAGCGGTTGGCTGGTGCCTCGATGCCGTTCCGCGCTGATGTCGCGTCGCTGATCTGGGATCACGTCGGCAACTCGATCCCGATCACGGCGGTCGCAGCGGACACGCCGGAAGTCGGCCAGACGCAGATCACGATCGCCGGCCCGGTTGCACGCGATGTCGGTGCGACGTTCTGGATTCGTGTCAGGGGCACCGGCCTCTCTGACATGGACAACCTAGAGTTCAACGTTGAGGTGGCGAGCTCGACGGAGCTGGTCATCTCGGGCTTTGTGGCAAGCAGCTCCGCCAGCACGGGCTTTGTGGACCGACCAAGCCTCAACAACTACGACTCCGACCTGAACGGGCACACGAACTTCCGTGCTGGCGGTGCTCTTCCTTCCAAGACCTACGGGTTCGAGGAGGAGGTCCTGCGCTACATGCAGGACAGGCGATCGCTTGCGCTCGGTGACAGCACCGGCGTGCCGACGATCGCGATCAAGCTAGGCAACCCGCAGCCGCTGATGAGTCGCGTTGTCGGCACTGCGAGCACGACGGCGCGCTGGTCACCTGATCTGACTGGCATCGCCAACAACAGCTACGACCAGCTCTCGCGCATCCTGACGGACGCCAAGGCGCTGATCGACGAGCGGGGCGCGACGCTGACGCCTCCGCCCTACCGGATCGCCGGCATCGTGATGATGCACGGCCTGAACGAGACATCCGGCGACATCACCAAGATCCGCGCGATCAAGAACGTCGCTGCCGTGACCGTCACCGCTGATGTCGTCCGCATCCGCACGAGCACGGCGCACGGGATGACGAACGTCGCCACGAAGCTCTACAACCTTGCGCGCATCACCGGCATCGGCGGCACGCTTGGCGACGAGCTCAACGGCAAGATCCGTCCGATCTCGGTTGTCGATGACGATGAGTTCGACATCCTCGACTTCGATGCGACGGGTCTGTCAGGCACCGTTGCGGCCGGCTCGACGCTGGCTGACCTTGGCGCTCCCTGCTACTGGTTCGACGACCTGATCAGCGCGCAGATCGACGCCGTCCGCGCGCTCGCCATCAGCAAGTTCGGGACAGGCCAGGATGACGACCTCGTGCCGGTCGCGCTGATCCGGCCAGACTACGACCCCGAATACGAAGCACTGCTCGTCGGCCAGGACTCGAAGCTGTCGCTGTCCGTTGTCCGCGCGGCGGTCGAATCTGTCGCCGGCCGCAAGTCGCGCGTGGGTGTCGTCAACATCGACGACGTGCCGCACCGCGGCGACCCCGGCGGCCTGAACTCGCAGTTCTACTTCGGCCACGACGGGAACCTGCTCGTCGGCCAGCGGATCATCGAGTCGCTTGCGCGGCCTGTCTCGCTGACGACGACAGGCACGCCGAGCATCGTGGTCCCGATCATCGGGCACTCGTTCGTGCAAGGGCGCAGCCTGCTCGCTGCCGGCTACAACTCCGACCCCGAGCTGATCAGCAAGCAGTCCAACCCGCAGAACGGCATGTTCGCTTGGAACATGACCACGCAGGCAATCGAGCCTCTGGTCCTCGATCCAGACATGCTCTCGGGCACCTACAACGGCTACACGAACCTGACCAGCAGCTCGGTCTACCACCCGGGCGGATGGAACACTGCGAGCTTCCAGGTGGCCTACCTGCAAGAGCTCAAGATCAGGTTCCCTGACCACAACATCTACCTGCTCAACCTTGGCGTCAACGGATCGACGGCAGCCACGCACGAGACCGCGCTGACCAGCGGCGACGTGATCGAGTCTGTGACGGTCGCGTCTGGCGTCGTGACGATCAAGATCACTCTCCGCGCTGGCCAGAAGCCGATCAAGCGGACATCGACGTTCCCGGTCACGATCAGCGGAGTCACTGGCCTATCCACGTCGATCAACGGCAGCTTCACGGCAACGCCGATCAACGTCTCGACGACCGCGAACCTGCAAGGCACGCAGGAGTTCACGATCAACGTCTTCACAAGCGGGACGCCTGTCCTGACGGATGCCCGAGCCAAGTTCCCGGAGCCGATCTGGGACCCGAGCGCGAACGACATCTGGGATCACTTCGAGGCACAGACGGCCGCGTTCTTCGACGCCATGCACGCTGCCGGGATTCGTCCCGACTGCCGATGCGCCGCGATCGCGCTCGCCGAGAACGACATATTCCGGCAGACGGACGTGGAGAGCTACAAGGCCGCGATGCGCCGGATCATCAACGGGCTGGTCACGCTCTACACGACCCGCACGCAGCCGCGCAACGACATCGCCATCTCGCTCATGAAGGCTGTGAGGCACGGCAGGTTCACCGGCAGCACCGACACGCTCTCTGAATACGAGGCAGCGCAGACGGCTCTTGCCGGCGAATACCCGAACGTCACGCTGGTCAACGTGGACGAGAACAACGACCGGCTGCTCGATCCGGTCACGATCAGCACCGACAACATCCACCCGGACTACAAGGGCTACGTGGCTCTCGGCTACCAGCTCGCCAAGGCGCTCGACAACGTGCCGAACTGGGATGCGCCGCGTGACACGAGCCTGTCAGGCAGCGGATCGGTTGCGGCGAGTTCCAGCGTGATCGGTGGAGGTGTCACCCCATGACAGCGACGGCATACATCGCGGCGGCTGACGTTGAGACCTACTTCGCCAACTACGGCGAGGTCCCGGCTGTCTGGACGGCTGCAACGTCTACGCAGCAGGCCCAAGCCATCGAGGTTGCCTCGCGCTGGATCGACTTCGAGTTCGGTATGCGCTGGAAGGGTCGCCGCACGAGCTCAAGTCAGATCCGCGACTGGCCTCGCACGGGAGTCTACGACCGCGACAACTACGCGGTCAGCTCCACGACCACGCCGACGGCCGTCCGCAACGCAGCCGCAGAGGCTGCCGTCCTCCACCTGTCGGGCACGCTGACCACGTTCGGCAGCACGTCCGACGCGGTGCGGATCAAGTCCGAGACCATCAGCGCCGGCGGATCGTCGATCTCGGTGACGTTCATGGGCGGTAAGGCCGAGACTCCAGCCGACAGCAAGAAGTTCCCGAAGATCGAGGCCATGCTCATCGACCTGCTCGAAGACTACGGCGGCTCGGTCCAGTGGAGCCCGACGCTGTGAGCGAGCTTACGGACCGTCTGAAGGCCGGTCTGGAGAAGATCGCATCCAAGCTCGGCGAGGGCCTGACGGCCACGCTGACCCTTGAGCCATCCGAGACCTACGACATCGCGACTGGCGAATACACCTCAACGGGATCGCCGGAGACGTGGACGTTCGCTTGCGCGCCGGTCTACTCGGCTCGCGAGTCTGCGCGCGGCGCCGACGACGAGGCGCTCGGCTCCAATCCTAGGTTCGTCATGCCAGCCATCGCGCGGTCAGACAACACGCTCATCACGCCTCGCCGCGGCGATCGGCTGACGGTCTCTGGTGTCACGTATCAGATCGTCGGCGTGATCCCGATCAGCATCGGCGACGGCGTAGCGGGCTTCAACTTGGAGCTCTCCACCTGATGGCAAAGCAGGCTGACAGGCTCAAGAACGTGCTCGGCCGCGTGGCTCGCAAGTTCCCGGCTGCCGTGGACAACATCGTCAAGGCTGTCTCGATTGAGGCGGCGAACGCGATGATCGACATCACGCGCGTCGATACCGGCCGGCTCCGCAACGGTTGGGACGCCGGCATCGGTGCGCCGAGCGAATACAAGCCAACGCCCGGTGCCGAGACCTACTCGGACGATGCCTCGAACCGCGTGGCACAGAAGGTCAGCAGCAAGCCGCTTGGTGCCGGCGTCTACATCACGAACAACGTCCAATACGCTGCGATCTGGGAGACTGGTGCGTTCGAGCCCAAGAACCCAGGACCATCAAAGGGCCGTGGTCGCAAGGGCACGCGCCGGCAGCAGTCCAAGGAAGGCATCGTGCTCGTCGAGAACGGCTACCTGACCAGCACTCCGCAGGGCTTCTTGGCTGTCGGCATCGCAGCTGCTGAACGCCAGCTTCGCAAGCTCGACGACCTTGATCTCGGAGGCTCGGCATGACGTATCAGACAGTCGAGACCAGCCTTCGCACAATGGTGCGCGATCGCATTGAGACGCCAACGAGCGTCCCGGTCGCATATCCGAACGCGCGGTTCACGCCTCCACGCAGTGCCTCAAACAGAGAACTGCCGTGGATGCGTATGGCTGTGATTTACACAGACCGGGACGACATCTACGCACAGGGCCGCCGCACCATTACCGGCCGACTTGTCGTATCTGTGTTCGTTCCGGTAGACTCAGGAACCGCTCGGCTGCTTGAGCTTTCGCAATCCATTGTGGATGCGATCGAGCAGGGCGACGCTGGTTCGGTCCAGTTCTTTTCTCCAGCCTTGCAGCGCGTCGAGCTGTCATCGAACGAAGCCGCCGGATGGTTGCAAGCTAACGTGTCCGCAAACTTCTTCGCAGACGAGGTCTAACCCATGGCGTCAGTTCGCGCTATCTACATCGGCGGCGGTCAGAGTGGCTCGGTTGTTCCGTCCACCACTGCTTCCGATTACATCGAAACGCTCTTCACGTCGGAAGGCGTTGCTGCTGTCGCGCAGACGACGCAGGACGACACCTTCAGCGCGAGCCGTCAGCCGCGCGGTTCGGTCCGCACGGGCTTCAACGTCGGCGGCCCGCTGAATGGCCGACTGCGATACGGCGCCTACGACCACATCATGGAGTCGGCGCTGTTCTCGCCGAACTGGGCCACGCTCCAGACGGTCAGCGGTTCCGGCGTCAAGAAGATCTCCGCCAACATCACCGTCGATCACAGCGCGAAGACCATTGTCGCTGCGACCAACACGCCGTTCACGGGACTGGCTGTCGGCGACTGGGTTCGCCTTGAGAAGGACGGCTACCAGAACGACGGCATCTGCCTGCGGATCAGCACTTGGACCGACGCCAGCAACATCGTCTACGACTCGTGGTCGAAGCTGCCGACGACTGATGGTTCGGCCGTGACAGGAGTGACTGTTCGCGCCGGCGAGCGCATCACTGTCGGCACGACTGACCGCCTTCACACCTACGTCAAGAAGCTGTCGCAGGTGAGCGTGGACAGCTATCAGGCGTTCCTCGGCTGTCAGTTCGACCAGTTCGGCATCAGCCTGTCGCCGGGCGATCTGTCGTCCTTCTCGACGCAGGTGCGCGGCCGCAAGCTGGTCCCGGACTTCACTGGTGACTTCAACCTCGACACCAACGGCGATCTCGTCGCGTCTGGCGGCGCGAACATCCAGATCGACACCTACACCGCCAGCGGCTACACTGCGGCGCCGTCAACGTCGGTGCTCAGCACTGCCACGAATACGGGCGGCTCGATCATGATCGACGGCGAGCCGTCGCTGGTCGTGTCGAACTTCGACTTCAACCTCGCCAACAACATCCAGGGCGAACAGACGATCTTCGTGTTCGGTGACTACGCAGTCGAGCCGGGCGTCGTTGGTCTGACGGGCAACCTGAACGCGATCTTCGCCGGCACTGACCTGCTGGAGAAGTTCGTGAACGACCAGAGCGCGCGGCTGGCCTGCTACATCACCGGCACGGACGACAAGGGATACATCTTCGATGTCCCGAACGTCCGGCTTGGTGGCGGCGAGTCTGGCTTCAACAACGACGCGCTCGTTCGGCTCGGGTTCACTTGGTCGGCCGAAGTCGATGCGACCACGAGCCGAGCGTTCCAGGTGGTTCGCTTTGACGCGAGCTGATCTGGCCGGTAAGAGATAGGCATGGTCAATATCTTCAAGAGCAGGATCTCCGACAAGGCCCGTGATGAGGGACGCTGGTTCACGTTCGTGGATGGCACGAAGTGGAAGTTGGCGTCGATGTCGAGTCCTGCTTTCGTTGAGTGCCTTGCGAAGCTCAGGGAGCCGCACGCCGGTCTGCTGGCGGCGGCTCCTGACAGCGAAGAGGCCAACAAGATTCGACACAAGTCGATGATCCAGGCCATTGCCGAAGTGATCGTGAAGGACTGGAACGTCGAGGATGAGAAGGGGCCAATGTCCTGCAACCCGAAGAACATCCTTCGCATCCTCGAAGACAGCGGCTTTGACGCGCACACCGCGTTCGTCATTCGCAGCTGCTCTGACTCGATGCACTACACGGTCGCGAGGGTAGACTCGGGAAACTGACTAGATGGCTCGATTGGCACATGCAACATGCGCCGAACGGGCCATCTGACATCCGAGATTGGGCGGCTGCGACATACGCAGCGCCCCACCTTCACTCGCCGCTATCGTCCTATCCAAGCCTGCCGGATCACCTGATGCCGGTGGTCGAAGCTTGGATGACAATGCAAGGGCTGGAAGGCGGTATCAGGCCGTCAGATATCGTCGCCCATCTCGACGCTGTCGGTGTAGAATCACCAAGCGAGCGCCGGCGGATATACTTCGGGGTGATGGTCCTTGAAGGCAAGTCTCGGCAGCACCGCGCCCAGTCCATGCGGCAGAAGAACTGATGGCTGAGATCCGCGAAAGCATTGTCCTTGAGGTCAAGTCAGAGGGCGCGCAGCAGAGCGCGCAGCAGCTGACGTTTGCGTTTGACAAACTTTCAGACGAACTCGCCAACACAGAGAAGAAACTTGACGGGGCATCAAGTGCCAGCGATGAGCTATCAAGAGCTGAGAAGAAGCTTGGCGACGAAGCCGGCAAAGCCACCAAGGCAGTAAAGCAGCAGAGGGATGAGCTTGGTCGCTTTGTTGGCGGGGCCAACCAAGCAGGACGATCTCTTGATGTCTTCTCAAGGAGGTTCCGCGAGACAGCAAACAGAGCCAGAGAAGCCGTCGGCCCTCTGACTCGCATCGCGTCGCTGTTCGCCGGCGGCCTTGGTGTGCGGGCTGTCTCGGATAGCCTTGCCTCGTTTGATCGTGGTCTGTCGCAGGTCCAGGCCATCTCGCGCGCAACGGTGCCAGAGCTTGAGCGCATCAGGCAGGTATCGCTCGACCTCGGCGCCGCAACCAGCAAGTCAGCCAGCGAGGCGCTGCAAGGTGCTGTCGAGCTCGCGCGCGCTGGCTTCTCAGCTGTCGAAGTCCCGCAGGCTCTGCCGGCCACGCTCAACCTGTCGGTCACGGCCGGCCTTGACCTTGCGCGTGCGTCCGAGATCGCGGCGAACGCCATCCGTCAGTTCGCGCTGAACGCCGACGACACGGTGCGCGTGACCGACGCGCTGACCGTCGTCGCTAACAACGCAAGCACGGACGTTCAGCAGCTCGCCGATGCGCTCGGGTTCGCTGGTCCGTTGGCTGCGTCGTTCGGCCTTGACATTGAGCAGACGGCCGCAGCACTTGGTGCGATCAGCGACGGCGGCATCAAGGCGAGCCGCGCAGGCACCGGCCTTGCCGGCATCCTCCGGCGGTTGGTCGATCCGAGCAAGGAGGCCCGGCAGGAGTTCGATCGGATCGGCATCGCGATTCAGGATCTGGACCCGCGCACGAACGACTTCGCGAACGTCGTCGATCGTCTCGGCGAGGCATATCGGAACGGTGCCGACTTCACTCAGATCTTCGAGGCCGAGCAGATCGCGGCTGCGATCGTGCTGGCTCGTCTGGAGGAACGCTACGACTCGCTGCTGACCAAGCAACGCGAGAGCACTGATGCTGCTGGCGAGCAGGCCGATGCGTTCGGTCGCGACCTGCAAGGTGCGTTCGATCGGTTCGGCTCGACGCTCGAAGCCATCACGCTGAAGGCTGGTGACCAGGGACTCGGGCTCGCGCTCAAGCAGGTCACTGAGTTCGGCATCGAGACGTTGCAGGTGCTGGGTGGGTTGGATGACTCCAGCCGAGACGTAAGCGATGGCGCGCAGCTGGCAGCGTCCGCAATTGAAGGCTTTGGCGCTGCACTTGGCGCACTGTTGGCTCTGTCTGGTGGAGCCGCGCTGATTGCTTCGCTTGCCAACCCGTTCGTAGCCGCCGCAGCCGCTGTCGGCGTGCTTGTGACTGCTGTCAGGAGTGCGTCGCGTGAGCTTGAAGAGCTGGAGCGGAGGTCTGTTGATGTCTCTAATTCGATTGAAACCGCAATCAAGAACTCGGCTGATTTTGCGGCAGAGCTTGAGAAGCTAGGTCGAATCGGAGGGCTTCGCTTTGAAGCTCAAACCGCTCAAGATACCGAGCGATTCCTGACGACGCTTATCAATCGCACAGTTCAGCTTGCTGATGAAACAAGAAAGCTGGCAGCCGATCCAAGCGCGCGACTGATCGTCAACAGCTTCAGTGATCTCAACGCTCAGATTCAAAAAGCAGAAGATAACGTAGAGAAGCTTGAGCGTCAGCTTGAAGGTTTGCTTGATGTTGGTCCGCCGAGAGAGGAGTTTGGCGGCGAGCTTGATTTGTTCGTCAGACAAACCACTAAACTTCGAAAAGAGATAATAGATGCCAAGGCAGAGCTTGACATCCTTGTCGGTTCTGCCCGTCAATCCCGCGGAATAACTTTCATTCCGATCGGCGAAGATATCCGTATCATTGCCGAGCAGGCAGGTCTTCTTGACCAGCTTGCGGAAGCAGAGAAGCGAGCTACCGCTGGCGCAACCACGCTTGAAGATCGCACCAGCCTTCTTGACGAAGCACAGAAGCGACTTTCGGCAACGCTTGACCAAGTCAACGGAAAGAACCGCGAAGCAACCAAGGCAGCAACCGAAGCCGCGGTTGCAACCAACGCACAAGCCGAAGCCGCTAGGAACCTTGCCGATCAGCAGGCCCGTCAGCAGTTCGACGCATCCATCGCCAGCCTGCGAGAGCAGACTGCACTGATCGAGGATCGCACCAAGGCACTCCGCGACGCCGGCGCCGAGCAGGGCCGCTTCCTTGATGTTCTGCGCGAGCAAGAGAACGAGGACGCGACGCGCGCTCTTGCCTTGCAGGAGATCGCACGGCTGGAATCGCAGAACGTTGAGATCACCGAAGAGCGGACGCAGGCCATCTTCGATCAGGCGGCCGCGCTTGTCGCCGCTCAGTCCGGTCAGCAGGCGCTGATCGAAGCCTTGCGCGACGAGTTCCGCGAGCGCGAGAAGCTGGACCGCGCAGCCGGGCGCGGTGCGTCGCGAGCTCGTGAGCGTGACTTCGACGCCGAGCAGGCACAGCGCCGAGCCGCTCAGGCTCAAGAGCAAGCCGAAGCCATCGCACGCGGCCTTCAGCTTGAGGCACTGTCCTACAGCCGGACCCGCGAGGAAGTCGAGCGCCTGCGGCTTGAAGAGCAGCTGCGTGGCATCGAAGTCTCGGAAAACCTCAAGGACGAGATCCGGCTGATCCAGCAGCAGACGGAAGAGATCCGCGCCAGTCGCGAGGCCGCTGCTGCCATCGGGTCATCGCTTGCCGGCGGAGTCGGTGACGCGCTTCGCACTCTGCGAGAATCCGGCAGCGGTGCCGATGCGCTCATCGCTGGACTTCAGGGCGTCAGCGATCGGATCTTCCA